AATAGAATAAACAATTCCACCACCGCCGCCACCTGCGCCGACCCAACCACCGCCTCCGCCGCCACCTGCTACGAGAAGGGCCTGTACGTATACAGATGGTGAAACTATAACGTTAAATGTTCTTGATGTTGAATTTGCTCCATCTGAAGCTGTTACAGAAAACGAATATGTAGTACTTGATGAAACTTTTGTTCCAGTACCAGTAAGGGCTCCAGTAGAAGCATTTAAAGATAAGAATGCTGGAAGATTTGAAGAAGAATATACTATAGATGTTTCTTCTGGATCTGTAGCAGAAACTTGTAGTGATATAGGCTGACCGTATGAAACTGTAGCTAGATTTCCAGCTGCAGTTGACCATGTTGGGGTCTCATTTATATAAAGAGTATTATTAATTTGTCCATACAAATTACTTAAATTAGTAACACGAATATCGTATGGCTCATATTGTGAAGATAATCCAGAAAATACTGCGCTTAATTCAATTGCTGAATTAACAGTTGTTGAATCTGCTTCAACAGAAACCCCGTTTGTTCCAATAGCAGAGGCTACACATCCCTCTGAAAAGGAAGTTCCAATTATAGTTAATGTATTTGTTGAATTAGACTCAAGGTACGATCCAGTAACTCCAGTAACGGAAGGAGTTTCAGAAACAATATTCTGCCAACCATTTGCTGTAAAAAGTTCAAGTCTTCTTTGTGTAGCATTAAAATATGGTTGTCCTAAATCAGCATTTGATGGTCTACCTGAAGACTCTCCAAACGGTATGCCGCTCATTCCAGATAATCTTAAATCAGCCATTATGCCACCTTCCATCCATATGTTGAACCAGTATAAAGTAAATTAACCCATGCACCATTCTTGTCAATAATGAAATTTCCAGCATTATTGTTAATATCATTTCCGTTACGGGCTACAGTTATATTATACGTTGAACTGTTTCCTGAAGCATCTATGATTTGAATTTCATCATTTAATGATGGGGAAGATGGAAGTGTTAATGTTAAAGCAGATGCGGAGGTTACATAATATCTGGTTCCCGCCAAAAGATTGGTATTTGCAGATATTGAGGTATATGGGTTTGGGTTATATGAATTAAGATTAGTTATTGCTAATATCTCTACAAGGTCGTTTACCTCTGCCGCCGCTGCTAAAGTAATTGTACTTCCAGAAACTGAATAGTCTGTAGTTCTCTGCAAAAGTACGCCATTGAAATAAACCTGCTCATAACCCTCTACAAATGCGTTTGAGGCAGTATATGCAGTCTGTCCAGCAGTTGAAGTTATTGTTGTTCTGCTGATAATATTAGGGTCAAAGGATTGTGTTGTAGCAGCCGTATTTATCCAGACCTGCCCAGTTACTGGGCTAGATGGGGCGGTAGAAGAGTATGTAATTTCATTTGGAACAGAAGACCACACAGGGCTAGTTCCGTCAGATGAAAGCATTTTTCCAGATGCAGATGATTGTACTGGAAGTAATGCATTTAAAAGATTAGATAAAGATGTTTGCCCTGTTCCGCCTTGATCTGCGGGAAGTGGGGCTGGAAGATCTATGCCAGTCTTTACTTTAAATTTTTTGTCTGTCATTATCCACCTACTGAGGCTTTAGTATAACGTACAATTACAATTCCTGATCCACCATTTTTTCCAGATCCAAGCGGTGCCCCTGCTCCGCCACCTGTATTGGCTGCACCATTATCTCCAGTAAAGTATGAACTAGAACTATATCCAGAAGACCCTCTTCCTCCTCCGCCAAGTCCAGCTAAACCACCTATAGCTGCAGTATTATTTGTTCCATTTCCACCACCACCTCCGCCTGCGTAGTAGCCTTGGTCTCCAGTAGATGTTGCTGTGGCCCAAGAAGACCAAGTATTTAAACCATTACCTCCTGCTCCACCAGCATTGGCACCTGTTGTATTTAGATTACCATTTCCTCCAGCTGCCCCTGCTCCGCCTCCGCCTGCGCCAGACTCTGGTGCAGGATCAACAGATGTTCCTCCAGCATTTCCATATCCGCCAGATGCTGAAGAAGGTTGCAAACCTGCACCGCCAAGTTTAACTAAATCTCCTCCGCCACCACCGCCAGAACCACCATCATTTCCTATTGCAGTATATCCTCCTCCGCCACCACCGCCGAGTGCCACCCAGCCATTAAAAGTTGTATTAACTCCATTATTAGATGAGCTTCCTGTAGAGCCAGCCCCTCCGCTTCCAATAACTATTGAATATGTATTTGGAGAAATTACTTGAGATGACTTATATACAAGACCTCCAGCTCCTCCTCCTCCGCCCCAACCTCCAGAGTATCCATTAGATCCTGTTGTAGTTCCACCGCCGCCACCAACAATTAAAGTATCAAATGGTAAAGATCCAGAAGAAACAACAAGGTTGCCGTTTGATGTAAATGTTCTATAATAATATGTTGAGTCGGAAGATAAGGTTCCACCAGACACAACTGGTACTGGTACTGTAATGCTAAATGATCTTGTAACTGCTGTATTTAACCCATCAGATGCTGAAATCGTAAATGTGTAGACACCAGGATTTGAAGCAATTGTTCCAGAAAGCAATCCTGAAGAAGAAAGACTTAATCCACTTGGAAGAGAGCCAGATGCTAGAGTATAAGTCAGAGTGTCTGACTCGTCATCTGTTGCTGAAAGCTGAATGCTTGTTGATCCTGTGTAAGATCCTAATGAACCTGATGTTGTTGACCATACTGGTGATTCATTAATGTAGAATGCATCTGGCAATAAGCCAAATAGGTTTGAAGGGTTTACGACTTTAATATCATATGGCTCATAAGAACCTGAAAGGTTTGCAAATGTCGCTGTGACCTGAACTAGTGAATTATAGGTTGTTGTTTGAGCTTGATACTCTGTGCCGTTTGTACCTACAGCATATGCAATTGCTCCAGAAACAAAATTAGTACCAGAAATAACAAAAGTGCCATAGCTATCAGATTGATAGTAATGTCCAGATACGCTAGAAACTCCAGGAGTTTCTTGTACTATGTTTTGCCAACCATTACTTGTGTAAAGCTCTAGTCTAGCTGTCTCGCCATTAAAATATGACTGACCTAAATATGGACTTGCTGGTCTTCCAGCAGTATCTCCGCCAGATGTTGTTAGAGATTTCCATCCGCCAGATGTATAAACTTCAAGGGCACCTATGGTGCCGTTATAATATTGATCTCCAACAGCAGGGGAGGCAGGTCTATTAGCTGTAGTACCTGAAGGTATTTTTCCAAAGCTACTATTACTCATAAGACTTGCCATCTCCCATGCTCTTGTCAATTTATTATTCTCCTAGAGAAACTGCATCCCAGCTTGTGGTATCTTCATTCCATGTGTACATTTCGCCATCTGTTGGATATCCTACAGGAGCATTCCATGTGCATGTATCTTCATTTAGAGTCCATGAAGCGAAAGGCTTTGGTGGAATAAATGCATCTCTTGACTCATCGTATGAGTATCCGATTCCCGCATAATTCTTACGGAATGGAGTTCCTCCAGATGTGTGTTGTCCTGCTACAGTGTTATAGGAAGTCTTTTTCCAAGTTCCCCCTAGATTATCAAGTAGCCATTGATAACCCTCATCGCCAGCGGGATCATTGTTGTCACCAACAAGAACACGAGTTACGATGTTGTTTTCGTCTAATTCGGCCCAGTGTGCCATATTTGTTACCTCCTTATTTGGTATTTGTTCTATTTTATCATTTGTTAGATGATAAGTCTATTGTTTAAAGTGCGTATCTTACGATAACTACACCAGATCCGCCTGAACCGCCTGCTAAACCTGAACCGTTAATAATTCCGCCGCCACCACCACCAGTATTATTGGTTCCATTAGTTAAAGATCCTTGATTACCCTGTCCATTACCTCCACCACCGTTGCCACCATAGTTATTTGTTCCAGGGTTTCCTCCTCCGCCTCCGCCTGCGTAGTAAGTTGCTGTTCCGTTAATTGAAGATTGTACTCCAACTCCACCCGTTGCTGGATTGACACTAACTCTTCCATCGCCACCTGCTGCGCCTGCTCCTCCTCCGCCGCCTGCGGATGAAGATGAAGTTGGATTTCCTCCTCTATATCCTTGTCCAGTAGTTCCAGCTCCACCACTTGTCATATTGTGGCTACCGCCTCCTCCAGATCCTCCACTGGCTCCAGTGTTATTATTTCCACCTGCACCACCACCAATTGATGTTATGTTTGAAAATGTTGAATCGCTTCCGTTATTTCTTCCATTATTTACTCCAGCGCCTCCAGCGCCAACTGTTACAGTATATGATCCTGCTGTTAGAGACAACGCAGATTCGGCTGAAGCTCCTCCACCAGACATTTCTCCAGTTACAGAAGACCTATATCCTCCTGCTCCGCCGCCGCCTGATTCGTTTCCTCCTCCTGCACCAAAGCCTGCTGATCCTCCTCCTGCTATAACTAAGTACTGAACTGTAAACGGTTCAGAGATAGCAAAGGTTCCACTTGATGTAAATGTATGTATTCTATATCCACCAGAAGTTGTAACAGTTCCCCCAGTTGGAAGAGCTCTTACAGTTATTGAGAATGATCTAGAAACTGCAGTATTGCTTCCATCTGTAGCGGTAATTGCAAATGAATAGGTGGTATCACTTTCTGGGGCTGTAAATGATCCAGTTAATGCTCCAGTAGAAGTATTTAGAGAAATTCCTCCTGGAAGAGATCCTGATGACAATGCGTATGTAATTGTATTATTTTCTTCGTCTGTTGCTGCAACAGATAGTGAAGATGTAGACCCTCCCTTTACAGAACCTAATGAACCAGCACTTGTTGACCATATCGGCTTATCGTTAACAGTTAAAATATCATAATAAACCCCATAAAGATTTGATGGATTAGTTACTCTAATATCATAAGGCTCTTTTGAAGCAGATAATGCGCCAAATGTAGCTGTGATACTAGTTAAATTACTAACAGTAGTTGTATCTGCAATATACTCTGTTCCGTCGCTACCTATGAGGGTTGCAACTGCACCAGACGCAAAGTTCGTGCCAGTTATTGTAATACTATTTGTTGTATTTGTTTCAAGGACGGACCCTGTGTAACCAGTGACTCCTGGAGTTTCTGCTACAATATTTTGCCAACCGTAAGTTGAGCCAGTATAAAGTTCAATTCTTTGTGACTCACCATTTGAATAAAGCTTTCCAATACCAGGATTTGCTGGACGACCAGCATTATCACCATATGGGATTCCTCCACCAGTAATATCTGAGAATTTAATTGTCATCCTAGCCTCCAGCCAATAGTTGATCCAGTATATACTAATACTGCTGCTGCTTTATCAACATCAATTATAGCATTCTCTGTTAGTGAATTAATCTTATTTCCATTACGTGCAAGAGTAATATTATTTGTTCCCGCCGATCCTGCTGCATCAAATATTACAATCTCATTTCCAACTGCAGGAGAAGCGGGAAGAGTCAAAGTTAAAGCAGAAGATGTATCTACAAAATATCTGCGTCCTGCCACCAATGTAGTATTTGCAGATATAGAAAGATTTACTTCTTGCTTATATGAAAGTAAATCAGAGTCTGTTACATAATCAGGTGGAAGAGCAGCTTTTACTCCAAGCTCTACCCAATCTGTACCGTCCCAAATTTTAACTGTTTTAGCCATTATCCACCAACCGATGCTCTAGTATATCTAACAATTACTAATCCTGATCCACCACTCTTAACAGCAGCATTTGCGCCATCTTGTCCACCACCACCTCCACCAGTATTTGTTACTCCAGCTGAGAAAAATGTTGAATCTGTATATCTTTCGCCACCGCCACCACCACCTGCTCCACCAGTGTATAAGCTGTCAGCACCAAAAGTAGATCCTTCTTGGCCTCCAGTTCCTCCTCCACCAATATATCCTCCAGTTGTTGCTGTTGCCCAGCCAGATACCGCTGTCATTTGTGGAGTAATTGCAGATATCCATGATGAAAAGTCGGTTGTTCCAGCGCCACCCTTACCAGGCCTTTCATTTGATTGAGTTCCATTACCAGTTCCTCCAGCGCCAGCAGCACCTGTTCCACCTCCACCAGCAGCTCCGACCCAACCAGTAGCTATTGAAGTTCCACCAGCATTTCCATATTTTGAAGTAGCGTCACCTAAAGCTTGATTTGAAGTTCCTCCAGATCCTCCACCGTCTCTTCTTCCTCCACCACCAGAACCTCCATTAGATCCGCCATATCCATAGGAAACATTTGTTGATCCGCCATAACCACCACCATATGCCTCTTGAAGAGAACCAAATCTTGAATTTACTCCATTAGTTGGTGCTCCAGATCCAGATCCTCCACCACCAATAACTGCAGAATATGTTCCAGTAGATAGTAGCTTATTTTGATAATAAATAATTGCTCCAGAACCTCCTCCACCTTCTGCTCCAGAACCTCCGCCTGCTAGAGTAAATATATCAACAGAACCAGATTTTCCATCTACAACAAGATTACCGTTTGCCGCAAACGTTCTGTAGTAGTAGGTTGAGTCAGAAGATAAAGACCCTCCAGTAATAACTGGTATAGCTGTTACTGGAATACTAAATTGTCTTGAAACTGCAGCATTTGATCCATCTGAAGCTGTAATATTAAATGTATAAGTTGTGTCTGAAGATAATGTTGGTGATGTTCCAGTAAGTGCACCAGTAGATGTATTTAAAGATAGCCATGAAGGTAAATCAGAAGATGCATATGTTAATGTTGCAGACTCTGGGTCTGTTGAGGCAACAGACTTTGAAACAGAAGAGCTTGCATATACAGTACCTAGGCTACCAGAAGATGTTGTCCAAATTGGTGACTGGTTAATATAAAAACCGTCTGGCAATAATCCAAAAAGATTTGATGGATTTACTACTTTTATATCATATGGCTCATAGGCTGCTGAAAGTCCAGTAAAAGTTACAGTAAGTTGAACTAAAGAGTTGTAGGTGGTTGTTGTTGCTTGATATTCAGTATTATTTGTTCCAATTGCGTATGCAATTGCCCCATCAACAAAATTAGTTCCTGAAATTGTAAATGTGCCGTATCCATCTGATTCGTAATAGTGTCCTATTGCAGAAGAAATTCCTGGAGTCTCTTGAACAATATTGTTCCACCCAGTGCCTGTATAAAGTTCAAGTCTGCCTTGCTCTCCATTAAAATATGGTTGGCCAGTAGTAGCATTTGCGGGACGCCCTGCATTATCTCCAAAAGGTATGCCAGCTGCTGAAGGATTTAATTTACTTACTGCCATTATGGAGTCACCTCGGAGCCGTATGCGTTAAATGAAATACTAGAAGAAGATCCATAGACTACTATTTGATCTCCCGCCGCAAGTGTAGCTCCGATAGTGACAAATGTTGTATCGTTGGCAGCTACAGTTGAACCATACGCAATATATTGTTTTGTTAAAAGTGTTGATGTTGAAGCATCTGCTGCTTTCTGGGTAGCAATTCTAAATGTTACATCAGAAGATGTTTGATTACATACAGCAATAGTTGAGATTACTGCAGACTTTCCTGTAGGGACGGTGTATAGAGCTGTGTTAGTTGTTCCTGGTGCTACCTGCCCTAAGATCTTAAATACTTCTGTAGCCATTATGCCCCCATAAGCATAAATGCTGATGCTCGTAGAGGAGTATCGACAACATATGCAGATAAATTAGTTTGAATGAAAATTTCTACTGAATCCCCAACAGCTGCTCCAGAAGATAAAACGACGGAAGATGTGGTAGGAGTTGTATAGTCATCTCCATATACTAAAAGTATACCATTAAGAAATACTTGTTCGTATCCTTGAATAAAAGTCTGTGTTGTAGCAAAATCTGTCTGTCCAGCTGTAGCTGTAAATTTATTTCTGCTAATAATATATGGGTTAAATGTGGTTACTTCATCATCTGAATCCACCCAGATTTGTCCAACTACTGGATTTGATGGCTCAGATGTCTGATATTTTGCTCCAGTTGGCAAGGTAATTGTGGTTACATCATCTCCTGAATTATCTGAAAATGTAGCACCTACAAAATTTACTGTTCTACGGGGATTTACTGAAACACCAGCATCTTGGATTATCTGATTATACATCTTAGCCCAAGAGATATTTGTTCCGTCTGACTGAATTGTATAGTTTACTGTAGATCCATTTTGTACTGGGAGTAGGGCATTGATTGCATTGGTAGCAGATGTTTGTCCTGTTCCGCCTGCAGTAATTGGGAGTACGCTTGTAGAAGAGATATTGCCACTTGAATCAGTGGTTAGAATTGCCGCAGAAGTAATCGGGATGCTTAGCCCAGATTTTACTTTAAAGTTTTTATCTGCCACTTACTTCCCCTCCTACAACTTTACTTTACTGAATTTTACGGTTACATTTGTGCTTGTTGCATCTGTCGCTGTTACTTGAAGTTTAGCATTTGATGATGCTGTTGTTGCAGATACTACAACTCCTGCAATTGTTCCACCTGTTTCTGTGATTGCAAACTCTGTCATATCTACAGAAGTTCCGTCAGTCTGAACAACCACCTTAGATGTTCTGACCTTTGAGCCCTGCTTTAGAGATACCATATATTCAATTGATGTAAATGCTGACAATGCAGTTGTATCTACATCCTGTGCGGTATTCTGATTTACAGTAGCTGTACCTGTTTCAATTGGAACAACTAGAGTTGCCCAAGAAGCAGATGATCCATCTGTAGTTAAATATTTACCAGTATTACCTGTTTGATCTGGAAGGCTTACTGGTGCTGCCGCCCACTTTATGCCATTAGTTACAGATGAGTCTGCTGTGAGCAAATATCCGTCTGTTCCAACTCCAAGGCGGGTTACAGTATTATCTGCAGTTCCTACTAGAATGTCTCCCTTAGCGTCTACTAATGATTTTGCAATCTTAGCATCTAGTTGAGTCTGAATTGCTGATGTTACGCCATCAAGATATCCAATTTCTGTATCTGATACTCCACTTACAATTGCCTGGTATGTAGAAGCGGCAGTTGAAGAACTTAAAGCATCTGTAATTCCATATCCAGATAATGTTGTAGGTGTAGAAGAAACCTTAGACCACGCTAATCCTGTAATCCAAGATGGGTTGCTGTATGATCCAGTTGTATAAACTCCATTTGTTACTGTTCCCGCATTTCCAGAAACTGTTCCAGTTACATCTCCAGTCAAATTACCTGTTACATTACCAGTTAAATTACCCTGAAATGCTCCAGCCTTTAATGTATCATATGTAGCTCCAGTAAAATCAACTGTTGTACCTGGCTCTGTAGTTACTCCAGAGAATAATTTCCATACTCCATCTGTTGCATCACGGACAATACCAGTATGCTGATATGTACCATTGTCAAAGTGTCCTACGATACCAAGATCGTTGGCGTTTGCTGTATTTCCAGTACCAATATAAATAAGAGGATCTGATATCTCAAGGTCTGTGCTATTTACGGTTGTTGTTGTTCCGCTAACAGTTAAATCTGTTACTGTAAGTGAGCTTAAGTTTAATGTATTTGTATTCTTCCATGTAGAAGATGATGAGTCATACTTAAGCACATCATTATTTGCTACGCTAGAAATCTGAACATTGTGAAGTTCTTCAATCTCATACCCGTTTTGAGGATTTACAAACACTCTTCCAGAAGACGAGTTTGAACTTAAGCAATATCCAACAAATACCATATGTGTAGGTGCTGAAGGCTTTGTTGCTGTTAATCCACCTGGTGTTCCTGAAAGCCATAGAGCTTGTCCTACTGTAAATGATGATGTATTTAGTCCAGAAACAATACCAAATGTTGTTACAAATCCTTCTGCTCCATCCGCAATTGCTTCTGCAGCTAATCCGAATGTCTTGCTGGATGTCATTTCTGCATCTGCATCAGATAGTGTAATAGACGGTCTTTGTCCTTGTGCACCAGAGATATATACCACTGAGCCCTTTGGAATTGATGAACCAGTTCCGTTATAGCATAATGCTACTTCTTGGGTTCCTACCTTTAAATCTACATTTCCGCCCTTTAGTCCAATTGCTGCAACGCCTTCTCCATCGTCCCAAACAAGTTTACCTACAGCTGATGATTCTGCTGCATTTGTTGTAAGCTGTAGTGAGTCTGCTGCTGAAATGTCTCCAGTAACTGTTAGGTTGTTAGAAACTGTAACATCATTTGGTAGACCAATTGTATATGCTGTTCCTACGTTAGTTACTTCTACTTCATTTGAAGTTCCGCTAAGACTTGCGACTGCGCCAGATGCTGATAGGCTAATTGAATTAGCTGAGTCATCATAAGACACTGTAATATTTGAATGTGTTCCAGCTGCTAAAGCTGTACCAATTGCATCCTGTGCTCTTTCATCTGTAAAATATTTATTTGTTGTTCCTTCAGATAGTGAATCTGTATTTGATGGTACGTCAGTTGTAAATGCTACTGTTCCACTTCCATCCTTAAATGTAATAGTTCTATCTGCTGTTGGTTCTGTAGCAGTTAGGGTTGTTGTATAGTCATACGTAGCATCATTCCACATTAGAATGGAATTCTCTGGTACAAGCAAATCTCCGTCTGCTGATAATTGTGCTGGTCCTGAAGGCTGACCTAGATCTCCAGATTCAATATATGATGCAAGGCTAGTTGTGAGTGATGAGGGGGTTACGTTAGCATATGCTGTGATTTGGGTCCAGGTACTTGTACCATTACCAATCTTAAATTTAAGTGTATCTGTTTCGATACCGACTTCACCTGCACGTAAAGTTGGATTTGAAGATGTCCAATTTGCCGCAGTGTCTCTTCTTAGCTGAATTCTAACCATTTGCATTACCCCCGTCAATTATATCATCATTTGGTGCTGAAGAATAGTTAGAACTTGCAGTCCCGCCATCCATTGAAACTATATAATTACCAAATTCTACGTAATTACCATAATCCACGTGTCTGACAAAACCTTCTCCTGCATAATGCTGGTGATCAAGTAATTCTTTAGGTCCAGCTACATCATACCAAATTGTTCCATTAAAAACTTTAATTGTATTCTCGGAAGAATCAAAGTAGGTTCTTCCCTGTGTTGGAGATGTTGGTGCATTCGCTAAAACCTCAAATGAATTTGATGTCCCAGTTCCACCGCCACCTGATGTTCCAGTTCCAATAAGGGACCATGTAGACCCATTATAAAACTTTAATCCGTTATCCGTTGTGCTGTAATAAATTTCACCAACATAAGATCCTGCTGGATCTGAGCTAAGTGCTGGTGGAGCAATTGGTGTCTTAAATTGCTTTGACACGATTACCCGCTAATTACTACTCGGTATGCTCCAGAAGATGGTGCGGATGCAAATCTAAGGGTTGTCTCTGTTGTTGATGTATGTTCTACATCTGCTTCAATTTGAGCATATGGAGATGCAACTTCGTAAATTTGAACCAATACGTCTCTGGTACCTAGATTGTGTGTAATTACATAGCTAGTCGCTGATGTTGAGAGGGTTTGTGAGAACTTTCTAACTACAGCATGGAAGTTTGTTCCATCATTTGTTAGTGTCCACTCATCATCTGTTTCGTTCCAAAGTACTGAAACGTTAGTTGATGTTCCACGCTCTACTTCAATACCGCCATTTGCTACTGGTGAACCAGTAACATTGCTATTTAATACAACTACGTTATCTTCAATAGTTACTTGCTCTGTATTTAGAGAAGTAAGGGTACCGTTGACTGTTAGGTTTCCGCCAACTGTCAAATCATTTGTAATTGTTACATCGTCTGGTAAACCAATTGTTACAGCTGAGTTCTCTGAGCCTGAGCCAGAAACTGTAACCTCATTTGTTGTTCCAGCAATTGTTGCAATGTAATTTCCAGTTGTTTGAGTCGCTAGGTTTACATTTTTGATTGTAACTGCACCGTCTGTGACTGTAAAGTCTGCTGTTGCGAAAGAAGCAACACCTCGGTTTGTTGTAGTTGCAATCTCTGCATCAATTGTTAATGAGCCTGTATTGGCATCATCGTATGTTAAATCAATTCCTTCTCCAGCTACAAGCTGAGAACCTACAATATCCTGGACTCGTTCAGCATTTAATGTTACTGCTCCAGATGTTACTGTAAAGTCTGTTGCATCAAATGATGCTACACCAAGATTTGAAGATGTGGCTGCCTCTGCTGCAATCGTTAGAGTATTACCGCTTAAGCTTGTATCAATACCTTCACCGCCAGAGATTGTTAATGTCTCTGTAAGAATATCAATTGAAGCTGTTCCAGAATCTGATGATAATGAAAGTGTTGTTGCTACATCAACTTCTCCAGCTGCAGTTAAACGACCTTGAGCATCTACTGTAAATGTAGGGATCTTGGTTGTTGACCCATATGAGCCAGCTGTTACTGTTGTGTTATCTAAATCTAATGTTGTGATTCCTGTAGAGTCAACATATGTTGCTGTTAACCCTGTTCCGCCAGTTACGGATGACCCAATTACATCCTGAATAACTTCTGTGGAGCCAGACATTGGCATCCATGGACCATTTGGTGATGATAGTCCATTGTAGTAGTACATCGTATTGTCTGATGTATCGTAGTAAATCTGACCTGTTACAGGATTTGGAACTGGTCCAGAATTGTGATGAATTCGTGCCTTGATTAACTCATTTTGGTTAAGATCAATGCTGACTAAATATTTTCTTGCCATTTGCTAACTCCCTTAAGACAGGTACGCTGTCCCTGAAAATGGTTGGGCCATCGTCAGTGTAATTTTGTTAATACTATTATAATCTATTCCAGTTTCTAATATGTCACCAGAACTTGCCTTGATAGTCACATTTGGGTTATATCCCATATTGTGAGTTATCTCTACTGAATATACTCCATTTACTGGACCTGTCACTTGAGAAAGCTCCCAAGGATATGTGAGGGTCATTGTGCTTAGTAAATAATTTGTTGCGCCGTCCCAAGTAAGATCAGATAGCTTTGGGCCATAAAATCTAGTTGTGAGCTTATCATAATAGAAATCTCCTTCTAGGCCAAGATTAGCCGCTGGAACTCCATTACCGTTTAATATAGACCTTCCTCTTGGACCCTGTGGGCCAGGAGAAGAGATAATTACATCATTTACTACTTCCGTTACAATTACTGTATCAGCCATTAAATTGTCACCGATCTACTCAAGGTTAGGAAACCCTCTAGTAATTTAATTTTGTTCGTATTGCTGTCTGTTACCATGATGTCATAGGATGACTTAGGATAGAACAGTTTATTTGTTTGGGTAGGGGTCATCTTAATGGTTAACTTACCATTAGGACCATCAATAGTAATACCACCTGCTGGCGTAGTTAAAGTAAATGCAAGTTTGGTTCCGCCTTTTGTATCACGGACCTGCATCTTTGCGGTAGCACCAGTTAAATCAATGGGTGCACCGTTATTGTCTTTATACTCAACAATAAATGTAAAAGTGGCATTTTGATCCACTTCGAAATTCTTTTGTCCTGCCATTTGCTAGTACTCCTAAATAGGAAAACTCCTGTACTTATTCTAGCACAGGAGTAATCCTAATCGATATTAAATTACTTAGGTGACTTGAAGCCAAATTCCTGATTGCTTGGGCTTAGAGCCTTCAAAATAACTGGTGCAACTGCTGCAACTCCACCCATTAGAAGGTCCTTTGGATTTGTGTTTCCAGTCATATACAAAGCGATTGCTGCTGAAAGGAATGCACGGGCATATGTTCCAAGAGCTGCTAGTACTTGTTCTGTCATTGATACTACTCCATCATTATTAAGATCTTTTTTCATTAGATCCTCCATCTTGGGCGTTGTGCCCAGGAATTTTGGGTTTTACCCCAATTCTATTATTGTACTACTTTTAGGCAGAAATGTCTACAAGCTCACAATTTCCGTCTGAGCTACACGCAAGCGTAGCATTTGTAGAAGTTCCATCTTCCGTCTCATAGAATGAAAGATCTTCCCATCGAATATTCTTTGGCATCTGCGCTACAAGTGCATCGTAGTCTTCCTTTGATACTTCTTGGTAAGGAGCCTGCTTGTATGTGTGATCTGAATGCGGAAGGAATGAAATACCTGAAACTTCATCAAAGTGCTTATAAACCCAAGCACCTACCTCCATCCATTCTTCTTCTTTTACAGATACTGTAATTGAAGGTTTATGCTCACACCATGCACGTTGGTAAACCAACCAAGTGTTGAGGTGATCGATTGCAGTTAAGTCAGTTCTTGTAATTGCACCCTCTGGTGCCTTTACAGGAAATGAGAATACGTATGTATCATTTGGTTTCATAACATCGTCTTCTACAGGAATTCCAACTTCCTTCAAAAATGTAGAGATTGGATCTCCCTTTGAGCCACGTACTGTACGAATGTAATATTGTGAATGCCATGGATGCATTCCTGAAGATACCCCGACCAATTGAGATACTGTTCCAGAAGGCTTTACACATGTAATAGCTGCAGACTCAGGAATCCCAATTTTCCCAGCCTCTTCTGCGTTAATCTCTCTAGCGTACTCACGTAATCCAGAAAGTGTTTTTTCTAACTTATCTAATCCTTGCTTTCCAGAAAAGAACTTATGTCCAAATTGTCCTGTTAGAGAAACTCCTAGTAGACGCTCTTCTTCTGTATTATCCTTCCAGATCTTACGTAGATACTTGAAGTCTGTTAGTGTTGCTTGCCATGTTCCAAGAATTGTTGCAAGACGTACTTTATTTGATACATCTTCAACTGTGTCCTTTTCACGTAGTACGACTTCTGAAAGATTACAAAACTGATAAGGACGGAGAATAATCTCTGAGCATGGGTTTGTTCCATAGTGAATGTCTGCATCTCTGCGACCATACTTTGCTGCCTGTGCTTGTGCTGCTGCAACATTGTAGATTCCACGCTCTCCAGACTTTGAGTCATATAGGTTCTTCCATTCTGAAATAAACTGCTCCATCTCTGGCTTGCGAGAATACGCAACAGAGTTATTTGATAATGCACGTTGTGGGTTATTCTCCCACCAGTTACCTGACTTTGCTGCAGCCATTTCAATATCGTTGATATTTGAAAGAGAAATCATTGCAGAACGACGAACTCCTCCAACTACTACAACTTCGCCAATCTTGCACATAATATCGTGTGCCTCAATTGGCTTTAACTGACGACCTGCTGCATTCTTAAACTTAGCAATTGTAAAATCAAACAAGTTGATAAGTGGCTGTGGTCCAGATGATCTTCCACCCATTGTCTTTAGACGAGCACCTGCTGGACGAACCTTGCTAACATCAACTGCTGGAATATGTCCAGTCCAAAGTAATGCAAGTAGCTCACGATAAGCCTTTGCCCAACCCTGTTTTGAATCTTCTACAACAATTACCGTATCTGACTTTTCAAATGCATCTGGGACGGCAGGAAGCTTATTAACATACTTATACTCAACAGAGAATCCAACACCTGTACCACACATAAGAATATACATTGTCTCATCGAATGAGCGAGGTGAATCAACTGGAACAAATGAGCAGTTATATCCTGCTACGTTGTCTCTTTCCAAAGCTGCTCCTGAAGTCATTACAGAACGCATTGAAGGCATAACGTTTCTATTAAAGACCGCATCCTTTAATTCTGTAACTAGCTTATCTGATGGCTTGTAGTTATGATTCTTTTCTAGATGACCTAACATAAAGTCAAAATATCGATCTACTGTTTCACCCCATGTCTCACGACGATTATCTTCCGATATCCATCTTGCATAACGAGATAATGCGATAAAGTTTTCATACGGGTTTTCAATAGTTCTTGACATTTTTAGTGACACCTTTTCTTCCGCCTTACGGATTGATTAATTTTTGAATGAGTTCTAAGTGTACCAAAAAACCTTTATAGAGGGAAGGGGTTAATTAAATTTTTTAAAAATATGATCGAAGGCTTTATTGGTCAACTGCAACCAGTTATACTCTTGATGAATTTTAGTTGACTGGGCAAAATAGAATCCAGCATATGCATTATAATTCATTGACACATCTCTCATAAGCTCAAGTAGGTGTTGATAGTTTGGTTCAAATACTTTTCCTTCGTGTGGGAACGGCCATGGAGAATCAATAACCTCTGATCTTAATTTAAGTGGGCCTAAGAAATCTTTATAATGTGCCCAATCATAAGTTGAAATAACTGGCATGCCTGTTGCAAGAGCTTGGAGCGGAATAAAGCCAAAGCCTTCTCCATAAGTAGGATATATTAAAACATCGTGGTCATGATAAAGCTGAACCATCTCTTCATCAGATATTGCATCTGTTATAACATGAATATTGCTATATAGTCTTTCTGGTAAACCAACAATGTTCTTGTCTATATAGTTATTAAATACACGAGTAGTATTATGAGTATGTGCTTTTATAGTTAAAGAGTAAAAAGGATTATTTCCAAACAAGTGTATGAAAGCGTCTACTGTCATCTGTCCCGCTTTTCTTGGTGCTGGTTCTCCAACATGCAAGAACTTTAAAGGACGACCATGCTCAAGCTTTCTATGCTTTGGTCTCCATATAGGATCAATACCATGCGGAAAAACCTTTACATCTGAATATCCATTGTCCTCAAATACCTTTTTGCACCAATCAGATGTTGTCCAAATTTCATCTAGCAAATCTAAGTACTCTTTCCAGTCCGCTGGAATCTTGGTAGACTCCCATGGCGTATATCCAATCTGATATTGTTTTCTGTGTAATTTAAAATTAGTTGGTTGTGAAAAGTTTAGCTGTACTGGAGCTTTAGAATCCTGGAATGGCACAACGTTTCCTAAACTAGTCAATGATTCTACTATCTTTAATCCAGCATGACCGTAGCCATTTGCTGTTCGCAAATTAACTTTTGGTGTAGAAAAAGATATATTCATCTTGTCTTTCTTAGTTGACTAGCTTGACACCTACTGTCAAGTAATGTTACTATTATAGTTCGTTATCTCTAAAGGAGGAAATGCCAATGGAGAAAATAAAACAACAGGTAAGTGATTTGGCTCATAACCTGGTTACAATAGTAATGATAACATTATTCTTGTTTCCTGTACAGCCTGCAAATGCCTTAACAGTACAACCTTTAGTGAAAACTGAAGCCCAATTAAAGCAAGAAGTCTTGGATAAGTTCAGTAATGAAATTTACAGTTCGTCTGAGATGCTTACAGATCAAGAGTTGGTAACACTACTTAAGACTGTAGGATTTGAAGGAGCAGGCCTTAAGAAAGCCTGGGCCATCGCAAAGCGTGAATCTAACGGAAGACCGCTTGCCTATAACGGGAATAGGAAAACTGGAGATAGTTCCTACGGAATATTCCAGATTAATATGCTCGGAAATCTTGGTCCTGAAAGACTTGAGAAATTCGACCTAAAGAGTAACAGAGAGTTATTCGACCCAGTAACAAACGCAGAGATAACGTACTACATGACTGATGGCGGCTTAGATTGGTCAGCCTGGAAGGGTTTAACCCCAAGGGCTAAGGAATGGCTTTTGCAATTCCCCACTGACAAAGCGAAGTAGGAATAATGAAGATACAGTATGTATCTAAATATATAGCCCTTTCAGAAGAAGGTCTTGTTCCAAGGATTGAATGTCCTATGGATCAGGGCCTTCTTCTATGTAATCAGGGGATCGACGATGAGATATACTTATATTGCCTATCCTGTGAATATAAGAAATTCATAGGTAGTGACTTTTACAATCAACTTGTAAGAACTGTAGATAGGGCAGAATCCATATGAATAAAGAATGCGAAAGCGGCAAATGTAATTGCCTGCAAGAAGAAAACTTCTTTCACGTAAAAGTATTACGGGACGGAGAACCAATGGTCGAAACAGATGCCATGGGTAGAGAAAAATTTTGGGAAGATTTAGGAAGAGCAGATGACTGATCCAAAAGAGCCAGCAGCCCTAGAAGATAACCTACCAATGGTTAACTACATTATGCTGCATAGAATTTACGACCTATTAACACTGATAGCAAATAAGCTGGTGGGCCCAGAAGATGTATCGAAGATGGTTTCATATCATGATGCTGGATACCTTCTTGGCCCAGGCCCATCTTATACACCAGGAGATACTGAAGAATTCCAGCAGGATTCTCTTGACTTTGAACAGTAGTTATTTTACAATTAAGAAGTACGGGTTGATGTCACCACCATGACTCCCCGTATAATGTATCTTCGGATACTAGAAAAGCCCATTCGGATCCGCCTCTGAATGGGATTTTTTCTTTTATATACAATTAGGACATAATAGACATATAGTGCATTTAGTGTAAAAAGTGCGAAAAAAGTGCGCCGTCGGTAGAAGACATGATTTATATCTTTGCCCCATTTTAGAGAATAGCCCTTACAGGGCTTCTACAGGGGTTCTAACGCCCGAATGGGCCATAATTGGTATCTCTGGATACGAAGGCCCTTAAAAGGGCGGGAAATAAAAAGCTAACTCTAAAGTGTTATATACACCAATGAGTAGTATATAGCCAGTATAGATAATATAGACCCAAGGAAGAGTTTAGAAGATCTCTTCATCAATATCTTCTTCAAGGTCGAATTCAAAGATGTCTTCGATTCCCGCCTTTTTTAAAAATGTAAATAGAGCATAACCTGATAGGATTGCTGTTGCCAGCAATACCACTAGAGACATAAACTTTTTGTTCATTTGATATCTTTCCAAAATGCTATTAATAGAACCACTATAGGTCCAAAGATCACTGTTGCCTGAATCCAATTCATAATTGTATTATACCAT